CATACAAGTTATCAACTAAAGTGGTTGAGTTTGCTGTGTAAGTACCGTAGCTGTGGGCGTTTGCTGTTCCAAAGCCGGCATCAACTAGTGGTGTGCCTGACACGTCCCACATTCTGAACTCGCCACCAAGTGCGTGTGTGATCTTGATAGCACCTGTAGAAGTTACTTCGGCCGTTAAGTTCGTGAATCCCGCCGCTGTGAAAGCAGTAACGAAATCTTCAGCATCACCCAGTGTTGAACCGTCTCCCGAAATCATTGTCACTGTTTTCGCAGTGTCCAATGCTTCTTGGTTCTTGAGTGACTCTGCCACTTTGAAAGTCTCACCTGCTGTGAAGCTTGGGTTGTTGTTGTTTGAAACTATTTCTGTGGTTCCACCTTCGTATCTGAACACCTGGAAATCACCGATCGGACCAATTGTGTCATCAAACTGTCCTTCGATTCCCTGTTCGGTCACATTGTATTGTGTGTAAAGTGCGCCTGTCGCTATGCCCGTACCACCATTTGTTGGATCGATGTTGTAGATCGCTGAATGGTTGTTGGCATAAAGTGGTGCATCCACTGTGCTGAACTGTGCTGTCGATGCGCTGTAAAGTTTAACTGCGATGTCAGCACCCGCGTTAGGAGTTGTGGTCTTGAACCAGATAGATCCGTTTGGTCTGTCCTGATCTGCCGTCTTCCATTCTGGTCTGGCAGTGTGTGCCGCCTGTAGGAATTTTGGAGCCCTGTAAAGACCTGCTGTGATACCCGTCACGGTCAGGATTGTTCCTGTGCCGTTTTCGATTCTGATTGTTTGATTCTCTGTGGAGTCACCGTAAGCGAAACCGTTGTGGAACAGTTGGAACTTGCCAGTTACCGAGTCAACATCTGCAGATACTCCCGGAATGTTAGCGGCATTAACTGAAGTTTTCAATGCGTCAAAAGTTGTTCCTGATAATGTCACTGTCACACCGTTGATCACGATGGTGTTACCGTTTACAAGAGTGCCCGATGTCGCTGTGCCTTCGATGGTAGGGTGGCTGGTGTGCCATGCGTTGCTACCAAGTTGTACCCATGAGTTCGAATCATTCTTGTAGTAGATCTTGTTTGTGACGTGCGTAGTGTTGATCGCATAGTCACCGATCGATCCAACTGATGTCTTTGGAGCACCTGTTGAAACATTTCCAACTAAGTTAGAAGTGTTGGTGATCAGGATCGGAGTTATCGTTGTGAATGCTTGATTTGTTCTTGACCATTCAAAAATTCCGTAAACAGAAGTTGCCAGGTCCAACCAGTATGTGCCATCTGTTGGAGCCGCACTAGGTGCAACTGCCGAGCCTGCAAGGTCAGATAGGTTCACATTCGCTCTCATTACGAAAGCTCTGTTGGCCACACCCAAGAATGAGTAAGCGGCCTGTAAGCCATACTCGTTCAACTCATATCCGTTGATTGGGTTGTTGCCTGAATCTGTGTAAAAAGTAGGATCTCCGAAAGTCTCTGTCAACTCTCTCTGTGATGAGATCAAATAAACTGTGTTTGCGTTTGCTGTCTGTGTTCCTGGTGCTGTGCCTGTGCCTGCACCGTTTGTTTTGTCTTGAGCTGTAGCAACAATCAATAATGGTGTAGTACCCGCGTCCGCTGGTACATAAAAACTTTCATTTATTACTGAAACTTCAACTCCTGGTGATGTTAATGCCATTCTAGTTCTCCTTGCAAGTATAACTGAATGTATTTATAGGCTTTTGCGTAAAATACGGTAAAATATCGTGAATCCTAGGTACCTATATAGGGCACGTTAAATAACGCAAATGAAAAGACCTCTGTGCAAGAAGTGCCAGATCAATCCCCGTGCCTATGCCTACAAAAAGGACAACAAGATCTATTGGCGTAGCATGTGTGATGCCTGCATCAGGAAGAAAAACAAACAAGCGGTGGGTGGCAAGACACGCTGGCAGACCTCTGGCTACCAAAAGAAACCCAAGTGCGAACTGTGTGGATTCAAGGCTGTTGTCCACGAACAGTTGAACGTTTATCATGTCAATGGCAACAAGAACGACTGCAACATCTATAATCTAAAGACCATATGCGCCAATTGCCAGCGTTTGAAAAGCACCCAGGAACTGGGTTGGTCTATCGGTGACCTTGAAGTTGATGAATGAGAGAATCAACTTTGGTGTTTAGTTGATCGATCGTGCCATCGTTGTCTAGTACATAATCAAACTTACAGCCTATCCAGTCCCATTCTGATTGGTGTGCACCGGATGCCTGCATCTCTTCCCTGCTGGGTATCTCTCCCCGTTTGACCAATATTATTTTGCCACCTTGATCCCTTATGACCTTGATCTCGTTCACGAATCTTGTGTCGCTTATCACTGTTTTGTCTCCTCGGTACCTGGCCACGAAACTGTCGATCCAGATGCTGTCCAACATCGTGCCCCTGCACACTTCTGTGCCAAAATGCTGTAACACCCACCTGGGTGTGATTTCCTTTTTGAATTTTTTGCTCCAGAACTCGTCTGGTTGTTCTCTCCATTTCCTGGATTCTTGGGTTTGTCCCTCCAACAGTTCTCTGTCCCAGCCAAATATGTTGGCAGTTGCGTCTTTCAAACTCTTGGCAAAACTGTCACGTTTGAATCCGTGATGTTGCACCATCCTGTCCGCGACGGTGTCCTTACCGGATCCTATTAAACCAACTAAACCTATAAGCATAAAGACTATGTTAACAGTTCTTTATTCGCTTTTCAAGTTCTTTCTTGATCTCTTTTACCGCTGACAGCATGTGATAGGTTATTTTCCAGTTGGGTCCTGCCTTGAGCAAGACTTCCAGTCCTATTGTCAATTGCTTGAGTTGTCTGAAAGATAATTCAGACAGTTTTGAGAAGTATTTGTTTTTTGCCATGATTATGTGCCTTTCTTTTGCCTAAGTTGCTGTGTATTTAATTGTATTGTAGAAAGAATTAACCTATAACAAAACTGAAAGGAGAACCACCTTCTTGATAGTTGTTGATCTCGAGATCAAGCCTTTCCATTTCTGCCTGGCCTTCCTGCTTGAGTGCGTCACCGTTCAGTGTTGTGCCACCTTGTGGTCCTGCAATAGTGTTGAACTTGCCTCTGGCCTGTCCCAGCATGGTCTTGCACACTGCCAGGGTGTAGTCTCTGATCCAGGGTTTTGAATAGATGTCTTTGAACAGTGTGATATCTGGTCTGTAGTTATCGCAGTGTAAAACCACTGTTTCTGAATCTGCCCTTGGTCTTTGTGTTATGGTCAGAGTCTTTGTGGCATTGTCATAATGATGTTGTATGAAAGATCCAAACATTTTTCCAACCAATTCCTGATATGAAGCAAACGCAAAATATGTGGCCAAGCCACCTGTGGCACCCGCCCTCAATAGATAGGTGTTGGTGTATGCAAGATTGAAAGGTTCGAACAATGTACCTCCCTGACCGCCTTCGGTCCTTGAGCCCACTGTCCTACGTCCCACCTGCCTCACATTGATCACTTCGTCTGGCAAGATGTATTTGTTTTGATTTTCTTTCAATTCCAAGAAACTGTAAGATTCTTCAGTGGCATTTGAACTTCGCTGTCTGTATCTGTTTATGGCTCTTTCCAGTGCCGTTTCGTAGTGTTTTGGGTCCAATTCCACATCGATCATGCCCTCACCGAGGTTGTTCTTCACATAATCAAATATTTCTTGTTGACCGGTCTGTAACTCTGACATGCACATATTTACCGTAGCAGGCATTACAATAAATATGTGTGCGATGCCAAGACTTTCACTATACAAGCCGGAAAAAGGCAATGACTACCGGTTCATGGACAAGACGATCAATGAGCAATTCACGGTGGGTGGCACTGACATCTATCTACACAAATATCTTGGTCCTTACGATCAGGGTAGCACCAACAAGGACGGTGCGGCAACACCAACACAGCCGCAATACAGCGGTGACAGTCTAAACGAAAGAACCATACAGGATTTATTATTCCTTGAAAACCGAGACAGAAGATATTCACCTGATGTTTATATATTAAGAGGTATCTACAATGTGCAGGACATGGATTTCAATCTGTCGCAGTTTGGTATGTTCCTACAGAATGACACAGTTTTTATGACAGTACATCTCAATGACACTGTGGAGAGAATTGGCCGAAAGATCATGTCTGGCGATGTGATAGAACTGCCTCACATGAAAGATGATTTCAGCCTAGATGAAAATATACCTATAGCATTGAAAAGATTTTATGTGGTTGAAGATGTTAACAGGGCCGCAGAAGGATTTTCACAGACGTGGTGGCCACACCTGTTAAGATTGAAATTGAAATCCATAGTGGATTCACAGGAGTACAAAGA